GGAAACCCGCTATCCGGGGCGAAGCTCTATTTCTATCAGGTCGGCACCACGACCGAAATCACCATCTATCAGGACGCGGACCTGACCACGCCCCACACAAACCCGGTGATTGCCGACAGTGCCGGACGGTTCGCGCCGATCTATGTTGGCGACAGCGCATTCAAGACCCAGTTGGATACGGCGGCTGATGTCGGTGTTCAAACCGTACAGTACGTCATTCCCAGCGAGAACACCAAAGGGACCGACATTTCCGCAGGGGCAACCCTGACCCTGCCTATCCGGGGCAACTATTTTCATGTCACCGGAACGGGACAGACGATAACTGCGATTTCGGAACGAAACGAGGGTCAGCAGGTAACTTTCCAGTTCAACGGTGCCAACACCCTCACCCACAATGCGACGTCTCTGATTCTTCCCGGCGGCGCAAATATCACCACTGTGGCGGGCGATGCCGCGATCATGGTTTCGGAAGGCTCTGGCAACTGGCGCTGCGTGAGTTACCAACTGTCAAGTCTGCCGCCAGAATACCATAGTGGCCTTGCGGTCACGAACAATGCAACCGACACCGAGCATGATCTTGATATTGCCACCGGCGCGATCCACGACGATACGGATACTGTGAACCTTACGCTCACATCTGCATTGACCAAGCGCATCGACGCCTCATGGGCCGTTGGTACTAACCAGGGAATGCTTGACGGGTCCGAGAGTTCCGCCGGAACGCCGGACAACAGCACATGGTATTACATCTACGTAATCAAGCGCTCTGACACTGGCGTGGTCGATATTCTGGCCTCAGAAAGCGCGTCTTCCCCTACCCTTCCGTCCGGTTATGACTACAAGAAATTGATCTTTGCCGTCCTAACGGACGGCTCCGGCAACATCCGCAACTACACGCTTGTAGGCGACGAATGTCATTTTTTTGCGGATATTGCCAGCGTACCAGCAACGACGATTGGCACATCGGAAGCAACATACACGCTGGACGTGCCGCGCCTGTCCGGCGTCATGGCGATATATGCGATGTATGTATTCAAATCAGCAGCATCCCCCATCGTTTACGTCTATCACCCGGACAAGCCAGCACCAACACCTTCGGCGACCGGGGCCGTGGGAACATTGAGATCACCAAGCACGTCTGCCGGGATTGTCGTTGGCGGATTGAGAGTTGCAACCAGCGCATCCGGGCAGGTGCAGGCCATTTCAAGTGCCGACTCCACCGACATCGCCATTACGACGCAGGGTTTTAGGATCATCTTATGACCTCGGCAAGATCGGCTATGCCTATCAGTGACCAGTCTTGGATACCCGCTCCCTAGTCTCTCTGTACCGGGCATTCTGGCCGGTCGGGATTTCGTCCGGCGCGTCCAATATCAGCATCAGTACTTTCATGGACAACCACCCCAGCAGGGCGATTCCGACGATGGCAGGCACAGTGAAAAGCAAAATAGTCATGTGATCCCCCTAAGTTGTTTCAGGGCGCAATTCTCCAACAAAATCTGCCTTGGCGCAAGGCGCTACTAACATTCCGGGCCATCGGCCTGATCTGACCAAACAACCCGTTTTCTTATTCCCGCTCCGGCGGGCTTTTTTGTGTGGAGATTTTGATGACCAAACAACCCGCGGGGCCGCGCTGGCTCGACCGTGCTTTGAAATATCTCGGCACCGCCGAAATAGCAGGGCCGCGTCACAACCCGAAAATCGTGGGAATGCTGGAGCTGCTCAAGGCACCGTTCCGGGATGATGAAACTCCGTGGTGTGGAACGTTTGTCGGCGGGGCGCTGGCCTATGAGGGTATGGAAGTTGTCGCCAATCCGTGGGGTGCGCGGAACTGGCTGAAGTACGGCAAGGAGATCGACAGTCCGGCCTATGGCTCAATCGTTGTTTTCTGGCGCGGCAAGAGGTCTGGCTGGTCGGGGCATGTCGGTTTTGTGGTCGGAGAGGATCGTCTCGGGAACCTCATGGTCCTTGGTGGAAATCAGGGAAACGCTGTCACGATCAAGCCATTCTCCAAGGCGCGTGTTCTGGGATACCGGTGGCCGGGGATTGCGCCGTTCGACACACGGTACGCTCTGCCGGTTCTGAACAGTGACGGCAAACTGTCGAGCAACGAGGCCTGATCATGCGCTCCAATGCTGGTTGGGCAATCCGCCGCCGTATCATCTACATGACGCTGATCTTCTGTGCCGGCGTGGTCGGTAAAGTGGTGATTTTCGGGCCGGACAGCGAGACGCTGGTGACGAGTTCATTTTCTCTGGCTGGCGCCGTGATCGCCTCCTACATCTTTGGAGCCACGTGGGATGACCAGAACGAGCGCAGTTCCGGGCGATCCACGGTTGAGTTCGAATCTTCTTCTCCAACTGCCACTACTACCACCGTTACACCGCCAAGCATTGTGACGACCGCCGCCGTGCCACCAACCGAGGAAGGCTGATGCTGAATCCTTTTGGCAACCTGTGGGCTTTGGGGATCGCTGTCCTGATCGCATTCGGTGCCGGGTCGGTAAGTGGCTATTGGGGGTATGAAACGTTCACCCTGCCGGGCCGTCTGGATGAGCGGGAACGGATTGTTGTCACCCGTGAGGCATGGAAATGCGCTGCCAGCACACAGGAAGCCGCACAGGTCGCCCGAGAGGCAGAGGAAGCCCGTCAGGCGAATGCCTTCGAAGCAGCGCGCCAAGCCTACCGGGACGCCATTTCGGCGCGTGACGCGGCTGCTGTGGCCGAACAGGCCCAGCTTGAACAGGAGATTGCGGATTATGAAGCGCTCATTGCTGAAAGTGGCCGCGATTGTCGTCTTGACGACGCCGATCTTGAGTTCCTGCTCGGCCACCAGCCGGGCTGATGCTGCTGCTCAAAGAGCGGCGGGTGATCTGGGCCGTGCGTCGGCTACGGTCAACCTGGAGCCGCTTCCAGACGATTGCTACCGCGACACGCCGCATATGGTGCTTCGGCTTGAACTTGACGCCCGTGAACGGCTGAAACGGGAAAGGGCGCAACTCGACGTTGCGAACCGATCAAAGCGCGAGTGCGTCCAGTTCTATGAGGATGCGCGCGCGGGACTGAATTAACCGTCCATGAAAGGACACTGAAATGGAAATCCTGATAATCGTCTTGATACAGATCGCCGTTCTGGCGCTGATGGTCTACATCGCGCTCTGGGTGCTTGGAAAGCTTGGCGTCGTCTTGCCGGGGATGGTCGTGCAGATCATATGGGTTATCGTGATCCTGCTTGCGCTTCTCAACCTGTGGCGCGCCTTCGGTAGCCAAATTCCGGGATTCTGAATGACGTGGGCCGAACTTGCGCAGATCATCACGGCACTGGCGGTACTCGGGACCATGCTTGTTGGCGTCTGGAACGCCTGGCGTTTATACCATGTTCAGAAGACGATCAGCGTCGTGACGGACAAGGTTGATGTCGTGCAGTCCCAGACCAACGGCATGATGGCCCATGTGGAGCGATTAGCCAAGGAATCCGGGCATGCGGAAGGTGTCGCTGATGAAAAAGCGGCAGGTCGCGCCCGGAATGAATAGGATAACCAACTGGAGAATTGACAAATGAGCGTTGAAACAGCAGTTCAAAAACTCGCAAATATCTTCGAGGAAGCGGAACAGCATGCCCGCGATACCAAGGAAGATTTCCGCGCCATGCGCAAAATGCTGGAGGAAATCCGGGACGCCGGTGTGATTGGCGGGCTGGAATGCCAGCAACTCGCCGGTGAGGCCGATGCCTTGGCCACACAGTTTGAAGCCAGCGTGTGGGATATGCACCGCCGATGGACGGTGCGCGCGCAAGAGTTGGGTGTTGACCTTCCTCAGCCCCGGAGCGGCGGCAGATGAGTGAGTACCACGCCGCGCTTTTGATAGCGGCAATCATCTCTGGGGGGGCGTCATACAATGTGCCCCGCGCATGGCTCTGGATCGGCTGTCTCGCTGCGAGCTTTATAGTTTCGGTGGCGTATCTCTACAATGCCCCGCAGGGTTATACCGGCGGCAGCCTGTGGGCATGGTGGCCACCTTCAAGCGTTATTGCCGGACTGTGCGACGTGGCCGTATGCCTTGCGCTGAGAGCCTGGGGCGTCCGCCTCTGGGAAAGCCTGCTGTTCACACTCATGCTTTTTTCTGTCGCGGTGAATATTGCCTATTCCGCGAGCATTTTGCTGAATTGGCCACCGATCCCGCCGCAAGAGGCGTACGCGATCATCCTCGAAGCCATAAATTATATTGCCCTGATCATAATCGGCGGCACTGGAATACTCAAATCTATCGGGTCTATAGATGCTCACAGTGATTTCTTCCGTCGCATTGTGCATAGCATTCGTGTGGCTAGCGACACGTTCCAGAAAAAAGCGCCCCCGTCCCAAATCATCAGACTTTGGTGATTAGGGGTGGACCCGCTCGACCTGTGGCGGCTGGCTGGCGCGTGCGGGGGCGCCATGGTGGCGATAGCTGTTGTCAAGCCTATCGGCCGCAGTGAGTTCCTTACCCGCCTCAGCGTGTCCATGGCGAGCGGGTTTATTGCGGAACCTGGATTGCGTCACTGGTGGGGCTGGCCTGAATTTCCGCGGCTGATCCTTCTCGCCTCATTTGCCTGTGCGCTGGTGGCGTGGTTTGCCATCGGAGCCGCCGTCCGCATTCTAAAAGGAATGGACAGGCTTCCTAAGTGACGTAGACCCCGCCGCGCGATACAAGAACTGAACGGGCAGCATCTTCCATGCTTGGACACGCCAAACGTAAGGATTCTTCCCATAAATAGCCATTTATGCGGTACTCGAAGATCACAAACCGTCCCTCTTGGCGCACACGCCGCTCAGTGAACGTAACGCCATCAAGCCATTGGATTTCGTCCATCATTCCTCCAGAGCCTTGTTGATCATGGCGGTGAAAATAGGTTTGGCAGGGTCTTCATCAAACCCGTCTCCCGGTTCCGGGCTGTAGCAGTCGTACATAGCCTTCATCCCGGCATCCTCCATTGCCTCACTCGGCTCCCGCATGGCCTCGATGGCGGCCTTGGCTAAGGCAACGAGGTCTATTTCGCCATCAACGCCAAAGCAGGTTGACGGGTCAGATGCGCCCATCCATGCGGCCAGATATTTGTGACGTTTTCCGTTTAGGAGTTCGTTGCGCAATGCCTCGGCCACCGCTTCCACCTTCTCGCTACTCTGTGTCATTGGGTGTTCCTTTGGGGGAGGGGCGAATCTGTCCAGCGCTCAAAGCGCCGATAGCGTCTAGGTATTCCATGGGAAGCGATGCCCAGTCAAAATCGTCACGAAACTTGCCGCAATAAAAATCATGCCTTGTAAAAGGGAAGCCCGGCTCAACAATAAATGTTGAGAACGTTATTCCTAATGACCGCAAAACGTCCGATCCAGACATAACGCCTGCTGCGGCGCATTTGCCATTGTATCCGCCTTCGGATGACCAGTGGTCGCAACCAGCGCAGCATGGACCATGCGACCAATAATACCGGTCCATCAGTTCTTGGTGCCATCGTTCGAACGCTGATCGCTCCATGGCACGTTGAGCGTCGATTGACCTTTGGCGGCGGCGCTCAAGTTCTTCGTCGCTGAATTGAGACCACTCCATCACGTCTCCTTATCAGTGGTGGGGCGTTCGCGAAGCGCTTCCATCATCTCTATCCTTTCTCTGGTGGTGGGGGTAGCGGCACGGCCCATCATTTACACCTACAATTTGATCATCCAAATGATAGGCGTGAAATGGCGCGAAATCCAAAAAATACGGACTTCTCTTAGGTTCAATGAACCTGAAAGGACCGAACCAAACGTGAATACTTGAGCGAAACCCTGGAACTAAACTAGCTCTTTGCGCCGGATCGCGCCAGTTGCGCCATGAAGCGCATTGCTCATAACGGTCTGGTCGCTGGTTCAAATCCAGCCAGGCCCACCATTGTTTCAATAGATTAGAGTTCATTTACGGTTTTCTCTCTGGTTCATTGGACCTATCCCGAGACTTTTCTGATTGATCCGAAGTCCAGAATCTCGGCTTCCTGCCGCAAATGTTCGGGGCTGAATCTCGCATAGGTTCTCTCGGTGACGGCAGTTGACGTATGCCCAAGGAACTGCGCAATCCGGCTCATCGGAATGCCACCTACGGCAAGGTGCACGGCAGAGGTATGCCTGAGAACGTGGGGCGAAACCCCCTCCAGCCCGGCATCCTTCACCGCCCTGTAAAACCCGGTCTTGATCGATTTGACCGGACCCCCCGCCCATTCGATCACATAATCGCTCAACGCAATGTCTCGCGCCTGAGAAAGCGCGGCCCGTAGCCCTGCATTCATGGGCACCACGGCGCGACCCTTGCGCGGCCCCACCGCGTCAATGCGAAGATCGATCACCCCCGTCTCGAAATTCACCCTGTCCCACGTCAGGTCCAGAACTGCGCCAACCCGCGCTGCCGTGGCCAGCATCAACCGGATCGCCAGCTTGATATGCGGCGCGCACTCGACGGCGTAAAGCCTGTCGATTTCCGCCAGGGTCAGCCACTGGCCCTTCGGAGCAGGTTTTGACGGGCGCTCGATGCGGGGCGCGTGTGGAATAATCATCGGCGCTGCCCACCGCAATACGGTTCTGAGATGGCCAAGCTCCGTCCAGATCGTGCCATCCTTCTTGCCCGCGCGCCGACGGTCGCCGGTGTAAGCCCGGCACGTAGCGATATCGACCTGATCGGGCTTCAGGTGGCCGAAGTGCGGGCCAACGGCCTTCCACTCATATTCCATCACCTTTGCCACTCTGCGGCCTTCCTTTTCGTCCCTGTACGCATCCCAAAGCTGTTTGATCGTGACATCGGATGCAGGGATCGTTTCGGCGCGAACGCGATCTATCGCTTGTCGCCTGGCGTCCGCTGCGCCGGGACCATCAAGACGATACCGCTTCCGCTTTCCCCCCTCATCCCGCCATGTGACGACCCATTTCCCCTTGAGCCTTCCGAGTCGGTATTCTGCTGGCATTGCTCATATTCCTCCAGTGCGTCCGGCGGTATTCTAATCAGGCGTTTGCCGACGCGGAAAGCGCGCAGTTGGCCGCTGTTGATAAGGTTCCGGACGGTGTTATCCGAACACCCCCAAAACCGGGCAGCTTCCGAGACTGTAAGCGCCCTCTGGACCATCAGCCTGCCTTCTCGCTGTCATCAGCCGCTGTAACCGTAATGGCCACATAGCACCCTGCGGCTTTTGCAAGGCGCGGGCCTTGAGCAAGCCACTCTGCGAATAGTTCTGCGGGTGTTGGGCTCTGTTCCGTCTCGCCGCGCAGCTCCAACATGGCTTGCATGCGCGGATCGCGCAGGGGGTTGAAGTCAGTCATCTTCGGGTTCCCAGCCGCCTTTGCCGCCACAGACGTTGCAGACAGGCGGGTCGGGCTCCAGGCAACAGCAGCAATCATCCCCGCAGGTGCACTCCCCTTCGATGAAGCCGTCCCCGCCACAGTTCCAGCAATCGATCCATTCACCAATCAAGCCGTCCTGTTCAAGTTCTTCGTTTGGGCGGTCAGCCATCTCACTCACCCACGTCTTGAGCGAGGGCTTCGCGGGCGCGGTCGATGCACGAGTCGTAACCGCCCTCGAAGTCAGCGTGCTCCACCTCATATTCCGTGTCCAACTCAGAGGTCTTTTTCTGTTTCGCAATCTCCTCTAGCGCTTCCCGCAGAGCCTTGTTCTCGGCTTCGAGGGCAGCAACGTGGGAAGCCACAGCCTCGGCAACCACGCTGCAAAACACACTGTTTTCGGGGCCCTCAATGAGATCGCTCTCTAGGCTGGGAAGTGGTACGTGCTCGTTGATGCTGTCCCGCATGGCGCACAAAGCCTCAAAGGTACTGCGGCTCGCATTGCGCCAACCCTGTATGCGCACATCCTTCTCCGCAATCACGCGGACGGCGTCAGAGTGCCGGACCCATTCGCCTTTCGAGTTCCGCTTCAATCCCCAACTGCTATAAGTACTCGTGTACCGCGCCAACGTCTGTGCGGGGGCTGGCGAAGGGGATTCACTCCCATCCGTTGAACTCAAATCCGCTTGAGTGTCGTCTGAGGCTTTGTCTTCGGTCATTGTTCCTGTCTCTCTGTCTTGCGTGAAACCACTGTGCCGTCCATTCGGCGCGATTTTGATTTGTCGAAGCCCCTGTTCACAATGGCCGCGCGCTGCCCCTTGGGCTTGCGCTGGACGGGCTTTGCGGCCTTGGGCGTATCGAGGGGGACGATGATCACCTGCATGATCGTCAGGCGACGTATGGTGCGTTGCAGGGCGCGCAATAGCAGAGGGTAAAGCTCGCCATCGGATAGGCCGTGCGTATGCTCGTCAACTGCCCGGTGGCAGTCGGAACAAAGATGCAGCCCGGACGTGTCGTCGGCTTTGATGCCCCTGCCGAACGTCTCGTCTCGCAGGTGAGCCAGCACTACGGTTTCGGGATTAAAGTTGCAGATTCCAGGCAGGCCCAGAACACAACGTTGGCCACGCGCTGCCTTGCGCAAGGCATTGGACCGGAGCGGGTGCCTTTTGGTATCCGGGTGAGCGCCCACCCATTCTGGAACGGATCGGGGCACTATGCTGCGCTCCTTTCCGGGTCATAGGCGTACTTGTCCGGCGGGATGGTCAATGCGATCCCCGCCTCGGCATGGCGCTTGAAAACCAAGTTCATGTATTCCATCATCTGGGGCACCTTCATCAGCCGTGTGACGGGCATGTCCGTGTCGCGGATGAGTGCGAGCTTGTCGGCGTAATCGAGCGGGCGGACGAGCCGGTCATAGGTGGCGCGGAACTTCTCGGACGTTTCGCGAAGGATCGGAACACCGATCTCCAGCTTGCAGCGGGCGCGTACCTCGTCGCAATCCTCGCCGGACTGATCCGAGATTTCCCGGTACCATTTATGGGAAAGACGATTCTGCTCAGCAGACCTGTCGCGCCCATCGGTAATATCTACCGTGAACGGGCGCTTCATGCGATCCAGATAGATTTGAAGTAGCTTGAGTTCATCCTCGTTTTTGACTGAGCGCGTCGTCATTTCCCGGCCCCCTGCCAAGTGATATGCCGACGGACAAAGTCGATGCACGAAGTCGATACGTTGTAGCGCTTAGCCAAGACGGCGAGCGATGTGTTCGGCGGGGCAGACCTAATGTCTGCGACGTTACCGAGGGTCAGCTTAGCGAGCCCGTGGCGTTCGCCAGTGTTGCTGGTGCCGTGATGAACTCTGTCCATCAGGTTTTCGGAATGCGTTGCCCACCGCAGGTGCTTAGGACTGCAGCATCCTTCGTGGCCCTTACCGCATGAGTGCGCCGCTTCATGACTAGGCGTTGGCGCCGAGCCGTGAGCATGCTCGCAGACAACGCGGCTGACGAGCCGCATCCTATCTTCGATGTTAATGGTCCCGTACCCGGCGCCGTTGTCGCTGAACGGCCATTTCAGGCACGAGTCTCCCGTATATCTGAGCACCACGTCACGGAGGAATTTGGCGGGGGCGCCGTTGGGCGTTCCGCCTGCCAACGGATCTCCATGCCTGCGCCAACGCGACCAATGAGCGGAACACCAGCCTCGAGCGAAGACTTTCTTGCTGCACCCTTCAATGTCGCAGGTAGCGAGCAAAGCAAGGTCGTCTGTGTTCTTCACTGCCCTAACGACCATCGTCTATCCTTTCCGGGATGTGCGGCGCTTAGTTAGGCTGACCCGCTCTCCCTGGTGGTTATTGGCTCAGGTAATCATCGGCGGAGTAGCCGCGCTCATCCAGCGGGAGTTCGAAGGTCGGCGCTCCGTAGAGCCGGGAAAGTTCAGCAACAATCCCGTCAAGTTCCGCCAGAAATTCGATGATGTGCTTTTCGAGGTAGGCAATCATTTCCTCGTCGCGCTCAATGCGGTGAATCCAAAGCGACATGCTTTCCGGCATACGTGGATCAAAGCTCACGAAGTCGCACCACGCTCTTCCCGTAGAGGCCATCTGCCACATCATTTGCGTGACGTACTTTTCTGCGATCTTGCCGGAGCGCAGCGTTTCGATGTGCGTTGCGGTATTCGGGCACTTGATCTCGACAAGTCCATCATCGCCAATAATTCCGTCTGGGGACGCCCCCGACATTTCGATAGTCGGGTGAGGCGCGAAGGCGATCTGCTCAACCGTCGCGTCAGTACGAAACTCATAGGCAAGCCTCGCCTGTGGCTCGGTATCTGTCCCCCATTGCATGGCGGCATTCGAGAAGCCTTCAGCAGCCGTCCCGGTCAGACGCTCGGCCACAAGCTGAGCCATGTAGTTCGCGCGGGACGCGCCCCAGCCGGTCTTGGTCTTGGCGATCACATCAGCCGCGCGGGAGGCGGTTACGCGCCCAAGCCTAAGCTCTTTCCAAGCTTCACTGCCCTGTTCAATATCTAGGTTCGACATGACAATCCTCTCTTGGCGGGGTGAATGTTCCGCGCCTCTTATCCATTTGCCCATTCACCCACCTCCAAACGGTGTAATCACTGACTTGGAAATGAACGGCTGCTTCTGAGTGGCTTTCAAAGGTCTTGCCTTTGATGTGCCAACGAAATGCCCCGCGCCTGTTGCGGGCCTGCACGCGAGGCGTTGCCCAGCGCACGTTGCCGGGCTCGTATCCTTTTGAGCCGTCGATACGATCTAGGCTTGTGCCGGGTGGGCGGCTCCCGATGTGCGCGAAGAAATTTTCGAATGAGTTGACCCACTCGTCGCAAACGGTGACGCCGCGACCTCCCCATCTAGGGTAGTCTTTGTTTCCGGAATCTAGGCACCTGGCCTTCATGGATTGCCAAGAGCTATACTCCGGGCTGTAGCGCATTCCGTGCTTGCGTGGCGAGTTCTCACCCACAAGGCAACCGCATGAGCGAGTGTAGCCGTGGCGGACCCTTGACATGGCAACTCTGGTCTCGTTGCCACAATCACATTTCCATAGGCCGACAACATGCTTGTCCGCCGTCCTCTCGGGAAGAACCTCGACCAAAGACAGCTTCCCGTACCGCTCACTCATTGCTTTGCCCTCTTGGCGCGTAGGCTTTCCATCGCGCGATTGAAATCCGAGACAGGAAGGCTGGGCAGCGCTTCAATTCGGAAATACTGACAAAACTTCTCAAGGTCGGCGCCGACTTCATCCGCAAGCGCTCGCAGGCTCTCCAACTGCTCATCGTTGATAGTTTCGCCCCGCCCGTCATTGTCGTCAGACGTGGCCAGACCAACCGACAGGAGCTTCGTGTAACGCTGCAAATATGTCAGGGTGGATCCAATAGCCTGAATGCCGTTCTTGTTGCCGGACGTGTCCGCTTTGGCAGTCAGGGGTGTTTCCTCGAAATGGCCCAGCTTGTGGGACAGGATGCACGTCACCGTAATGTCGGTGCCTTCCTGCCCCGCACGGTGCCTGGTAGACAGACCGTATTTGCTCAGGATAGGATCGACTTGACGGTCAATCGTTCCAAGGTCGGCATATTTGCTGTTATGGCCGTCCTTGGTTTTGACGATAGGTTCGAGTTCTGCCTTGGCATAGGACACCGCCTCATCGAAAGCGCGCCGCGCTTCGTCGGCCGCCAGTTCCTTGGCCATATCCTTGAGTTCGCGGATGACCTCGATAGGCTGATTTGCCGCGATAGACTGACGGATCATGTCCATGACAGGATTATGCGGTACCGGGTGGTTTTCTACCGCAATATCCTGTGGCTTATTCTCTGATAAGGCGTTCATTGGTCGCTCCTGTTTGTTGAGAAGGTCCACCATCAAAGCATCCCCCCAATCATTCCCAGAATCTCAGCAGCCATCAAAGACGCCGCCATGAGGGCGATAAAGGCGAATGCGCCGGCAAGGTCGCGGAGCAGGTTCACGGCGTTCATTGTTCATTCCTTCCTACTGGCCGCTCGCGCAGGCCGGTTTCCGTTCTGGTGAGAATGTAGGGGCGGCGCTCCCACTTGCCGTTGACCATGACGGGCTTCATGACCAGCAGTCCGCCCTCGACATGCAGCCGGGCGCGGTCGTCCTCTGATAAGGTTAGGGTCATTGGGGATGGTCCCCGACCTTGGCGGGGCTTTGAAGACCCTGCCACTCGGCAATCCATTCCAACGCCTGTTTGGCCGCGAACCCGCCGCCAGTGTCGTCAGTCGGCTTGTCGCCCTTGCGGATCATCAAAAACCACTGTTCGGCGGGTCGGCTGCTGTCTCCTTTGAGGCCGGATTGATCGAATGGCACACCGCGCACATTGGCGATGGTTCCGACAAGGCAGGCGCACTCACCGTTGTAGGTGGACCCGTCCACGCGGCCCTCTTCCAGAGCCTTGACCAATCCGCCGACCTCGGCGGGGTTCTGGGTCAGGATCATCCAGAGGTCGGCTTTGAAGGACTGCAGGTTGGCACCGCGCAGGTCGGCACCGCTCAGGTCGGCACCGCTCAGGTTGGCACCGCGCAGGTCGGCACCGCTCAGGTCGGCACCGCTCAGGTCGGCACCGCGCAGGTCGGCACCGCGCAGGTTGGCATCGCTCAGGTTGGCACCGCTCAGGTTGGCATCGCTCAGGTTGGCACCGCTCAGGTCGGCACCGCTCAGGTAGGCACCGCTCAGGTTGGCATCGCTCAGGTTGGCACCGCTCAGGTTGGCATCGCTCAGGTTGGCACCGCGCAGGTCGGCATCGCTCTTGATCGCCCACCTCACCGCCAGCCCTATTTTGACGCGGAGCGATGTGTCTTCGTCGCATTCGATTTCTGCGGTGAACTGGACGTTCCCGGTAAAACGGTTTTTGATTTCAAACTGCGTAATCATTTGGGCGGTTCCACTTCATCCGTCTCAACGGTTTTCAGAATTGCGTCGGTCACGGCAGCGAGGACTTGGCGGTTTGCCAGCTCCAGTGCAGCGAGTTCCTTGAGGGTCATGACTGGCCCCCGTCCTGCGCAGCTATGGCGCGGGCTTCTGCGTCTTTTGCCTTCTTGAGTTTCGACATGAGCGATTGCGGAACGCCGTCACCTTGTTCCCATATGGCGACGATTTCAGCGGTAAGCTTGTCGCTCTCTCGCGCCAAATCCTTGCGCCACTTCCGACCTTGACCGCGCTCCCAATTAGCTTTGTGGGCGCGCATTTCTTCAGCAGCAATTTCTGTGCCGTAGAAGTCAAATTCCCCGTAACCTGAAACCCAAATTTTCCAGTCTGTAGGTGCATTTAAATCTTCCCTGACGCTCATGACTGCACCTCAAGGGCGACTATTCCGACGCCGTTGAACAGTGAACGGGCATCAAAATACTCCCAAGGTGCGTGGTCCAGCATCGCCTCGCGTATCTGATCGCGCCGATGGATTTTTGTGACAACCGGCAGGCTGCCCATGACCAAGTTGCAGGGCTGGCAAGCGAGGGCGCAGTTGTCGTCATGGTTGTTGCCGTGACCCGCAATGGAGTGGAAATGCTCAATCGTTGGCGGGTCGTCAAAAAACTGACCGCAATAGCAGCACGTCGCGCCGTCGCGGTCTAAAAGCCTGGATTTTTGTTTTCTTTTTACCGCGCCAAGGAGGCGTTCTGTTTTCTCAGTTGGCGCGAGACCAGCTTCCCGGACAAAGACAGGATAGTCAGATTTCACGCGCTCGCTGAACGTGTGGAGACCTTTTTTGTTCTGCCATATAATGCCGACATGGTTCTCTGAAGTCTGATAGCGCAAAATCTCCCATTCATTTGTCGGGGACAGTATCTCTCCGCCCTTGGCCTGTACCCATTCGGTGAACGCTCCGAGTGCGAGGGTCATGACTGCACCTCATCGCGGGCGGTATCAGCGCGGGTGGCGGGTTCCTCGGCGCGACGCTCTGCTTCGGCTTCTGCGCGCTCATCGGCAAAGAGGAAGTCGAACCATGCTTCGGTTACGTCCCAGACCTGACCTGAGACCAAATAAACTTCATGGATTTTGATGTCTGGCTCGCGGAAGGGACGGCCCGCATATTCCCGGACATATTCCTCGACGCGGTGACGCATGAGAGGGTATTGCTCCTGAGCCGGGTCCGCGTCAGGCCCGCTGATTATCCATGCCTTGGTGGTCATGAGGATGCTCCTGTGGGGGCGGTTGGGGTCAGGGGGGCTGATGTCGGCCAGCGGCGTTGCGCTTCCTGAAAGATCGGATGCGTCCACTCGTCATCTTCGCTGGCAGCGTCCAATGCGTTGAGCATGTCACCCAATTGATCCATGAAAGAGGCGGTGCGAGGCCCGACGATTTCGGCAATATCGAGCATGGGTTTTGACGTGCGGTCGTCGCGGTACATGACCTCGTAGTCGGAATGAATTTTGGCCAACGCCGTCGCGAGATGGGCAACCACCTTGCACTGAGCGGCGATTTGCTGGAGCAGTTCGCGGTCTTGTTCTTCGGTGGCCTCTGGTTTGCTCATCTTCAGCTCTCCCTGAGGGGATGCCCCTCGTTGTGTTGCGTTAACTTCTCTGTGCTGCCCGGCGGCTAAACCGGGCAGGGCGGAGAGGTCAGGCGATGGGCTGGCGCTTGATGATCTCGACGGCTGCGTCGAGCGTTGAGTGGACATTGTTCTCGTCGGACACGGCGGCGAACGCATCCCAGCCGCCCTCGCGAAAGCTTTGGATGATGAACAGGCGGGGCGCAAAATCGTCGTGATGGACGGCGATGCACTCCATGCCTTCGATCATCGTGTCTTTCGGGCCGGGCTGCTGCCACATGCAGCGGACGCCGTAGCCGCGCTCGCGAAGGCCCTCCTCGAATGCTTGATCAAATCTGCTCATCTTCATCCCCATTGTTGCGGCGCTTGGCCGTGTTCGATGGGGGTAACATATACACGCTACGTGTAGTGTCAAGCGGGAAATACACGCTTTGTGTAAAATGTCACAAATGAGTGAACAGGTTTGGTGAGAAACGCTGATAGACAAATGGCCTCGGGACGCCTCTACTCTGACGGGTGGGGCGTGAACGATGGAGGGGTCTATGTCTCAGGGATCGGATAGTGAACTGGAGCGGCTGGCGTGTCAGGTTGTGGCGCAATTGCCGTCTGACTACCGCGCGGCTGTGCGCGTGCTGGATATTTCAAAGAATATTTTAAATGGATTGCTGGCGAGCCGGAATGCGGTCAAGCCCCCGAAGATTCGCCTCGTGGAAGATCATCACTAAGTTTGCCGTGAAGTGCGAGCGGTAGCCCGGCTACGTTACCCTGATATATCCAATCCAGGGTAACGCCGGTCCGCTGGCAGATACGAAGCGCCACGTCGATATCGGGTCGCCGGAATCCCTTCTCGTAATTCGAGAGGGCTTGCGGGCTCACGTCTATACGGGCAGCGAACGCGGCCTGAGAGACCTTGCCCAGTACGTGCCGAAGCAGAACAAGCCGCGCGCCGATTTCCTTGAGGGATGTTGAGTAGGCAGTCATGCCGCAATGGTGCATGGCCAGCTCAAAAAAAACATCAACACAAAGGGTCTTGTCATATCTACACGCTGCGTGTATATCTGAGATATGAAAGAGAAACCCGACACTCCCGATACTCCTGTTCGCCGCGTCATTGACGCCCTTGGCGGCACCGGGCCCGCAGCAGAATTCTTTGGCGAGAACATAAACACGGTCTGCAATTGGGTGTTCCGGGAAAAGCTCCCGGTGAACAAATACCTGCAACAGAAGTCCGCGCTTGAGGCGCGAGGCATCGACGCCCCCGACAGCCTTTGGTTCGTAGAAAAGGCGAGTGCGGACGCATGAACTATCCCCAACCCATATCTAATTGGCGGCGCTTCCACTCCCCGGAGACCGTCAATAACCGCGCTCTCAGGAGTTGCGGCGGCGGGTGGGGAGCGCTCCTGGGTCACTTTGCTGCGCTCTCCACCCGGTTCAAATCTCTTCGCCCGTCCTCTCTCAAGCCCGACCGGGAGCGGGCGAAATCGCATGAACCGATGCGCGAAATCGTCAAACCTGTGCGGGCTGAAAGCATTGAGACAGGCAATTGGTTCTCTCTCCCGGTTTCAATTCTTCTAGGACGCCCTGCGGTGCAAATGCTGCGCTGGTTCGGCGCAAATGGTGCGCGGCATGACTGATCTATCAGCGTGCGAATATGCGCGCCGTCTGGTGGCCTCTGAAAGCCGGGGCTATGGCGACGTGACCGGGGCACTGCACCGGCTTGAGCGCCGCACTGGCATATCGCGGCACATTCTGAAACGGCTCCGCGCCGATCAGGTCAAAAACCCACACCCCACCGTCATGCAGCGGCTGCGGACCGCTTACCTCGCCTTGTGTGAGTACCAGGTTGAGAAACTTCA